CGTATTGTATAAGGTCGGCGACGAAAAGCGGTCGTTTCTTCATTTTTAGCAACTAAAAAAACCGCTTTATTTGTGGCGTTCGCTATGCTGTAATCGCTTAACGGAAGCCAGTTATTTGTGCCGTCAAAATCTAACGCTACGCGCCCATCTTGTTTTACCAACGCGCCCCCTGTGTAAATCGTCGGCTCTTCTGTCGTACTCGCCGCCGTCGCTGTGTTCCCGTTTCCTGATTGGTCAAGCCATTGATACACCGTGCAGGTAGTTCCTGAACAGAAGGTATTTATGGCTGCCTCGTCTATGTCTCCATCTACAAAGCCTATGGTTTGAGTCGTCGAATCCGATGCCCTGCGGATAACCATGCAGTCCGTTACGTTGCCATTCAATCGACGGGTGGAGTAAGCCGCCTCTGCTCCGCTTCCGTAGCTCTCATTTAAGAGACCCGTAAACGATGGAGCCGCTGCTACCTCTTCCCACGTCTGCGCCAAAGAGAAAGGAGGCGTCCCGTAGGTATCGCCGTCTCTAAATCCTTCGAATGTACTCGTCGTGGCAGAATAAGCGGTATCATCTGCGAACGTATGAATTAACGTCCATCCCGTAATGGTAGAATCATCGAGTCCCCCGGCGATTTGATAAATCTTTCGCCTAATTACCTTGCCCGCTGTGGGCGTGTCGCTTTGTGCGTCTATGAAGATCCCGTCGCCGTCTGCCTTCGCTGAATAATAACGCTCAATGAATAACGTCGTTCCCGTTACCGCTGTATTCGATGCCTGTTCGGCTTCGTCTTGAAAGCGGTTCGTATAACTCGGCAAGGCTTGGAAAGCACTCGCCGCCGTGTTATATATGAGGGCTTGATTCGCCGTCGGAGTCGTAAGAGATACATCGCTCAAGTCGTTGAGCTCGGTAGGTACGTCGGCGGTATTTGCTTTCAAATTGAGTGCCGTCTGAGTAGCCGTTGAGACGGGCTTATCTGCGTCGCTCGTATTGTCTACGTTGCCGAGTCCTACATCCGCCTTCGTTACGTTATCATTGACCCAGTTATCACCATCGTATATGAGGGCTTCACGGTTAGCGGGAGTAACAAGTGAAACGTCGTCGAGGTTTCCGAGGCTCGTCGCGCTCTGATCATTACCCGGTAGCCATTCGCCGGAAGCGTCGTTATACTTTAAGACTTGTCCATCAGTGACTCCCGTCACATCTACATCGGTCAACCCTGCAAGCGTATCCACTCCGCCCGTGTCCAAAGTAACAACTCCATCTCCGTTATCGGTAAGGGTGCCGTTGGTTACCTTAATCGTTCGAACCGATGGAACGTCGGTTGCTCCGTCGAGCGTTAACATACGAAGGACTCCACGCCGTGCGTAAGTCACTTCCGTTCCTCCTGGCTCTACTCCGTCGATAGGAGCGTTACAAGCGTCCCACTCGTAAGGGATAGCTACTGATAAATCAAGGAGCACTCCCGAAAGGACGTTCTTTGTCTCTTCTTCGAGTGGCGTAGTCGTAGCGTTTACGACCTCATAATCTTGAGCAAAGAGAAAGATATTCCCTCCGTTCTTAATGTCTGCGATAATATCCTCCGCACATTGTTCCGCATCCGATACCACTTCTTTTTGACGCTCTACCTTTTGGTTCTTGTCGGCGGGTACATCCAAGATATACACCTCAAGGTTATAAGTCTTCGTCCCTGCGTCGTATGTCGCACCCGTATAAACGAGGTGCATAAGGGGGAAGTTCGTAAACTTCGAGAGGTCTACATCATCGGGAGACCCGAAAGAAAAGGTCTGAATGAAGAAGTGATTCTCCGCGAATATTTGAAACCTTTCGACTATGTTGTTAAACGTGATCATGTGCAGACTTATCTTTTAGGTAGCTGAGGTGCTGGAAAACGACGTTGACAGGTAGTTCCGTAATCTTGTCCATATCGAGGAGCCTCCCTTCTGAGAGGGAATAGAGGACGTGATACCATCCCCATTTTTCGCCGATTGGATCGCTCTTTTCGCCACCTCCAGCAAAGAGGACTTCATATCGAGAAGCAGTTCGTTTCTGGTATTCCAAAAAAAAAGCAGTGTACCCGAAACGAGGTCAGCGGGTATATCCTCAAAAACCGAAGCGTCTTCTTTGGCGTTGTACTTCTCTATTTCGTACTTGTCTTTATACTCATAGGTGATAGGTCGGAAGAGTATCGCCATTATTTTATGAGCGTTTGCCCAAAAGTCGGAGAGATAGGTTTCCATGTCTATCCACTCACCCGCCGTGAATGAATCCCAGTCGGGAATAAACCCGAAGCGTTTTCCGTCGATTTGAAGGACTTTCTCGAAGCGAGCGGTCTCTTGGTTCATTAAATTATTTAAATGCTCTGTAGCGGCTTCTATGAGCTTCTGAGGGTACTTCCTTAATTGCTCGACACTCTTACCAGTACAGACAGCGATTTTCTCAAGCTCGTTATCGCTTGTCATAAAAACTTGGAGTTCACCAAGTGAGAGGTCAGACCATTTATGCGGGAGACGGAGTTCCATTGTTTTATTAACTGAAGATTGATTGTTTCCTTATCTAGGGCTTTGCGTGAATCTTGCGTGGATTTTGCGTGAATGCGTGAATCGTGCGTGAATTTTACGGGTTTACGGGAATTTGACGGGTCGCCCGCATTTTACCCGATAGCGTAAGAACCGAAGTTCGGGTTCGTTTGATTGAAAGTGATTGCGTACCTCATCGCATCGATAGCGTGATTAAATTGGTCGACGGGTTCATTCAGTTGCTTGCCGTTCTTGTCCTCCTTCCATTTATAGTTTCGGAGCTCTTTGATGAGGTTCACACTCCGAGACGTGATAAGAAGCGGTCGCGAATGGAGGAACTGGATTCCGCTTCTAACCGAATCTTTTCCCTTTCTTGCTCCGTGAGTATTGAATCCGTGTCCATGTATCTCGTCGATGCTCTTGGGTTCTGCGGAGTCACATATAACAACATCTGATCTATCAACCGAATTATCTCGGAGCACTTTTGCGATGTCCGAATTAGTAAGGCGCGTTGCGTAGCAGAGCTCATCGACGGCGAATGAATGTCCGTCGGTGTAGACTCGGACGATGGCTGTCGGGTCTGCGGTGTACCCGAAATCGAGCCCGACATTGAGGAGTTTGTATTCATTTGGTATCTGGTTTATTTCTTTCCAATGGGTGAAGATGGTCGCTCTTGAGGTGCCTCGCTCTCCGAGTCCGTAGACCCTCCAAAAGTTTTCGTCGGCTTCTTTGAAGCGTTCAATTTCCAAGAGTACACTTTCAGGAAGGAATGGGTTATCCTTGTACGTGGTTTTGAAGAAGTCGCAATCATCGCGGTCTGGTAATTCGTAGAGCCAATGAAACTCGTCGGAGGGGTTAAAGTCTACTATGATTCGTCCCGTCGTCCGGAGTATAAGTTGCCTCCAGTCTTCGAGGGTTATCTCATTAGCTTCGTTGATGAAGAGAACGTCCCTCTTTCGCCCTCTCACTTTTTGCGGTTGATCGACCGAAATAAACTCCACGAGGTTTCCAAAGAGTAGATAAGTAGCTTCTGACTTGTTGTGAAGCTCAGGATTATAGAGTCCTTCGTTTTCTAGTATCTCGAAGAAATCTCTCATAGCTGTTCCACGAAGAGCGGGGAATGTCTTTCGGCAAATGGTAACTACGAGACCGGAGTTCTTGTAGCAGAGTTCTATGAGGGCGGTGAGTATGGAGTACGTCTTGCCGCTACGACTCCCCCCTTGATGTACCTGGATGCGCTTCTTTGAGTTCCTGACATGGTAATATGTCGCCGCGTGTTTACTCATCGAGCCATGACAAAGGCTTCTTCTCTTGTACCTCTATCTCTTGTCGTTCGATATATCCGCGCTTCTTGCCTTTGGTCTTTAAGAAGAAGATAGTCGCGGCGGGGTTGCCTTCTTTCACGAGCTTATAAAGGTGCGACTCTGCGAAGTCGAGAACGCTTTCTTGTATTGAGTCAACCGCTTTCTTATACTCTTCATCATCCTTCATCCAGTTGTAGTGAGTGCCTCGTGAGATACCCACCACCTTGACAGCGGTTGAAACGATACCGAGAGACTTCTCAAGAGCCTCAATCATTGCTTCCTTTTTATGGCTGTTTAAACCGTCTAATTTTACCGCTTCCATTATTTACCGCATAATTCACATTTAACTTTCTCCTCTTTCTCTTCTACCTCTTCCGTTGGGTTCCATACATCAAGACCCCATTCTTCGAGTTCGGTTGCGTCCCATTCGTTTGCGAGGATGTCCCAATCCCACTCCCCGAAGCCGACGTTATCTTTTATGATGAATTCGTTTGCTTTGCTTTCTTCCCATGAAGCGACGTAGACAGGCACCTCGTTTAATCCTACCGCTTTACAAGCCTTGAGCCTCATGTTACCACCGAGGACTACCATATCTGGGTTGACTACG